ACTACCCCACCCCAACACTTAGAGGCTGACTCAGTGCGTGAAGAAATCGCTGCTGCTCGGCATGAGGTGAAGAATGGTTAACCCCTACCTAATCATTGGGGCGATGATTGCTGTGGGCAGTGCTTATGGCTACGGGCATCATGTTGGATGGGGTGACCGTGACGCTGAAATGCAAGTCGAGATTGCCAAAAAGAACGATGAAGCAAGAGAAAAAGAAACCCAACTTGCCCAACAATTGAACGACCAATCAACCAAACTATTGGAGGCCAATAATGTCATTAACCAAAAGCAGTCTAGTCTTGATCGCGCTATTCGTGATGGTCGGCTGCGGCTCCCGTCCACAAGTTGCGTACAAGCCACCCCAAATGCCCCCACTCCCACCGGAGATAGCCCAAAAGAGAGAAGTGAACCTAACCGAACGGTTTATGAAACTTCTGACTCCGACAGAGCAACACTCGCAGCAATCGCCGAAATCATCGCCCAAGGCGACAGAAACACCGCGCAATTGAATAGCTGCATTTCTGCTTACGAGAAAGCAATGGAGATCATCAATGGTAAACGCTGACCAACTAAAGAAACTCCATATCGGGGCCGAGTGGGTTGATGCACTCAATGAGACATTTGGCAGATTCAATATCTCCACCAAACGCCAACAAGCTGCCTTTATCGGTCAATGCGGACACGAATGCGGACACTTCAAGACATTGGAGGAGAATCTAAATTACCGCGCTGAAACGCTGATGAAGCTGTGGGCCAAGCGATTCCCAACTATGGACATTGCGAACCAATATGCAAGAAACCCCAAAAAAATCGCCAACATGGTCTACTCTAATCGTATGGGCAATCGTGATGAATCTAGTGGTGACGGGTATCGTTTCAGAGGTCGGGGCTGCATCCAACTTACTGGACACGCTAACTACTTCCATGCGGGACAAGCACTCGGAGTAGATTTTGTGATGGAACCCGATCTAGTCGCCACTCCGAAATATGCGGCTTTAACAGCCGGATGGTTTTGGTCTACACACGACTGCAACCGTCTCGCGGAAGAAGCGAATTGGACGGGTCTTACAAAGAAGATCAACGGCGGTACTATCGGTCTTGATGACAGAATCAACCACACTAATCAAGCCTTATCGGTCTTGTGACGCTTAACCATTCTGAGGACATTCTCATGTGAGATGAAGCGATGCCCGTTAAAGCATTCCCTTCGTCTGACAAGCATATTCTCCTCAGTTTTGGTGTGTTGAACAAACGAGATTGCTTTGCACTCGGGACACTTCATGCCGGAGTTATTCGTACTCTTAGGATTCATTCAAAGCCATCCAAACCATTAAGCAGACTACACCAACGCCCACTGCAACGCCAAGGAATCCTATGGCAAAGATGGTGATTACAGTTTCAATCACAGAACACCCCTCATTTCCCAACCCAACAAAAAGTAATTCCATCGGGTAGTCATATTCTGATTGGCGAACTTCTCACCATCCCACACAAGTTCTGACTCAGCATAACCTTTGCCCGTCATGAGGGCTATAAATACTTGTCTAGCTTTCATACTTGTCCCCTTTTTCTAATGGCGGCGGCACAAGCGTCTGCGCCCTCCCAATAAGCACCTAATGCTTGGTCATCGCATATCAACGCACACGCCTCACGCTCTTTCTTTACCACCAGTTTGGCAAAGGCTACAAGCGCCTCAGAATAGATGCCATCCAAATGAGGCCGCATACCAATCAATTTACATTCTTGCGCCATCTCAATGATTTCGTCTTGTGTCATTTCAGCACCTCTTGTTCCAACACTGCCATAGCTTCATCAATTTTTTCATACAAGTAATCGGGCATTCGGTGCTTGTCTGCATATGACCATGATTCCACTGCTGACAGCAACTTGATGATTTGCAAAATTTGTTCTTTATTCATGGTTTCCAATCCTCATACCAACCATCTACATACATATCATGGAATCCCCATGCAAATAGCCATGTCCAACTAAGTGCGGAATCACGGGGATAGTTAATCTTTGCCATCATGAGACAAAGTTCTTTGCTCGGAGGTGGTGCTTTCATTTCTTCATGTTTCTCACATAAGCAGTGAACGATTGAATTGTGTCTTTGCCAAACGCGAGAGTGCATTTCTCAATGTGTCGGGCGACTTCTTCAATCACTTCGTTTCGCGCATTGTTTTCAGCGTATCGGATTATTTGGTGTTTGCGCGACCCTTGAAGTCCCCAATCGCCTTGTCTGCGACTGAGTTCTTCAAACGCTTCATCTTCCGGACTCAAAACCCAATGTCCTCATCAACGGGTAAGCCTTTATATTCTTTGGGCTTTGGGTCGTTCATGTATGCCCAACCGTCCCATTCCGCATAGATAGGCATTACATCGAGTTTCAGCATAGGGCCGTTCTTTGTGTCGATGACTGACCCAATGCGGATGTATCGTTTCTTTTCTTCACCCTTTGCGTTTGTGTAAGAACCCGCAACGACTGTGATTTCTTTAAGCAGTGCCATTTTTTTCTTTCATTAAAAGTTCAAGTTTTGTGTCAAGATCAGCGAGAAACTTCACCACTTCGGCATCCATTTCACTGATTAGCTTCTCGTCTCGCTCGACTCGTTTGGTGAACATTTCCAACCCCTTTAGTCGCGGGTCAAAGGAAACGAAATCACACCATTCTTTACCCGTACATCTAAGCTGAAACTGAATCTGCTTGATGTACTTTGAGGGCACTGTTTTGGATAGCAGAGTGTCGATGTGGGTGGAAGTGTTGGGACACTTGATCTCGATGATTCCATCTCCCACAATCCCATCGGGTGAGGCTCCCGCCATTTCAATGTCCGGATGAGGGATAAACCCCACTTGCTCAACCAATACAGAATTGACCATCTCGTAATGAGCGCGAGCAAGCGGCTCGGTCTCTGTGCCCCACTGCATAGCCGAGTTAGTGAAGGAATCAGCCTTCTCACCCGTCAACCGTTCACAAATGAGTTGGGCCATGTAATCGTCCCGTGACGCACCATACCCACCCGTCTTGAGTTTTGCCATCACATCGGAGACGCGAGAGGCGGTTACTTTACCCAAACGGGCGGCGAACCATTCCGGTGTACCTTGTTCCATTACAGACTCGCTTTCTTCAAGTCTTTGGCAACGATGATGGCATTCTTAGCTGCGGCATCGTGTCCGGCAACCTTAATGGCCTCAAAGTAAGTAGACTTCAGTTCTTCCTCTGTGGTAGCTGCATCAATGGAAGCGATTAGCGGGGCAATAAGGACGGTCTTTGGCGCGACTGAATGGGTATGGGCATCGGCATCATTATCGGACTCTGTGGGGATGCTAAAGGCTTGAAAGGCTGCATACTTGTACGCTGCTGACATAGCCTTATTGGTGGCCTTATCTCCGCTGTCCATTGCTTCGCCAAAGGTCTTAACGGTGTGCTTAGAACCGTCATCCGCTGAGACAAAATCAAACTCAACCTCAACAGTCACATAGAACAATGCGCCACCCGACTTGCTTGCTCGCTCAACACACTCGCGGGTAAGAACACGGGGCAGAATGCAAAGGCTGTGCTTTGCCAATAGGGGCGCAATGGCGTTATAAACATCGTCAATGCCCCTAAAGTTGTATCCGCTGCCCTGCATATTCCTACGGTCTTTTGTGATGCCGACAGATGACAATTCTGCTTGAACAGCGTTAATGGCTTTGTAAACTTTCATTTGGAATCCTTTGCAATGAGTTCGGTTTGTAGGTTTTTGATTTCGTCACGGGCGTTGTCGATGTGGTTGACCAATACGCGAATATGACCTTCCAACATCTGAATGCGGTACAGCAGTCTTTCAGTTTGATCGGCATCATGCTCGCGGTATAAGGTCTCTGAGGTTTGTTTGACAGAATTGATGATGTAATTAGCGTCCATTTATGGTCTCCAAATAAAACAGTCAAGGGCAATCACGATAAGGGCTATGAGGCTCACAACACGAGCTACCTTATCGCCAATGGTCAATTGGGCTACATGAATCTCAATGCAAGCACCGTTCTCCAAACTGTTGGGGAATGCTTCGGTGAATGTGCGGGGGAATTTGGTTCTGTTAAGCATGGAAGTCCTCCAACATGGCAATGTGGTGTTTCT